TAACTGAAGAGGAGTTTGTTGATCTTAATCTAAACGTTACAGGAGTGGCAGATCACTGTACAGCTTTAAACTGCTTACGTTATCCAGTTAGATTTGTTAGTATTATACCTGGCCGTATGAATGAAAAGGGAATTGACTCTGACGAAGTTACGAGCTATATTAGTAGTATAGGAGCAGAACTTTTTGATGATAGAGTTATAACTGGAGCTATGAGGGATATTCCTTGTTTAGAGAGTATGGTAAAACATAGAACTGTACCTACAATAGGTATGACTGTATTTGAAACGCTTATTACTAATTCTACTGAAAATGTAGATAGATTCGTAGATATGTGGAACAAGCCACAAATTGATTATGTAGAGTATCAAGTACCGCCGGTAATAACATCTGTTAATCAAAATCTTTCATTAGATTTTTTCGTTGAAATGAATAATCAGTGCCCGTCAGTTTATGAAGATTAAATTCTATATAGTTACATATAATAGAGAAAAGGAGCTCAACGAAACTCTAAGATCTCTTTTTAATACTGATTATAGTAACTACGAAGTGCAATTCTTTATCGTAAATAACCATACCTCTATTAAATTTAACGATGAGTACGCAGATAAGGTAACTGTATTGGAAAATGTATTTAGACCAGATAATTCCACTGGTCACTTATCGAGAAATTATAATGAAATAATACTTCATGGAATAAAGGATGTTACTGATTCTGATTGCGATATTCTTATACATTCACATGATGATAATTTATTTAAGGAGAACTTCTTTTCAGAAATAATTAAAAACCATGAGCAGTTTGATTTTATAACGTTTTCACAGGGTTGCGGATTATGTAGTTATCTACCATCAGCTATAGATAGAATAGGTCTATGGGATGAAAGATTTTGTACTATTGGTTATCATGAGGGAGATTATTTTCTTAGAGCTCTTATTACAGATCCAACAAATAAAAAGACATCTATAAACGATCCTAATCAAGGTAGAGAATATAATGCTTTACCACCGATATGTATAAAACAGCCGGGTACACATCAAAATGCTGCTCATACTGCAAGTTTTACTAACTATAGTGTATGTAGACAATTATGGCAGATTAAATGGCCAACCTGTAGAGATGGTGGATGGGATATCAATAACTTACCTCCTAATACAAATTTAAAAAGGTTTATGTTGTATCCTTATTTTGAAAAAAAGTTGTCTAATTTACCGGAAAAATATTTTAACGAAATAGATGCACATGGACACCCCTTCTTACAATAAAGTTATTAATGTTGTAATACCTATGGCTGGTAGAGGTACAAGATTTACCAGCGCAGGTTATACTGAGGTACCTAAACCTCTTATTGATGTACATGGTGCACCAATGATACAAAGAGTTATAGAAAATCTTAACACTTATACAAAAGGAAAATTGCAGTTTCACTTTATTGTTTATAAAGAGCATATAAACAATTTTAAAGTAGATGAATTATTATATAAACTTCTACCAGACTGTAATATAGTAACGGTTGCGAAAACACCTCAAGGACCATGCGCTAGTTCTTTAGAAGCTATATATTATATTAACAATGATAACCCTTTAATTATTACAAATTCTGATCAAATTATTGAAGATTTAAATTTGGATAAGTTTATCGAAACAGCAGATAAACATAAACTAGAAGGCTTAGTAGGTACTTTTGATTCAGACTCTCCTAAAAACTCTTATATTGAAATGGATATTAATGAAGAGTTTGGAGTTAGAATTAGAGAGAAGGAAGTAATAAGTAAGTTTGCTACTAACGGATTTCATTATTGGAAAAAAGGTAGTTATTTTGTAAGTAGCTCCTTAGAGATGATATTACGAAATGACACGGTAAATGGTGAGTATTATGTAGCACCATCTTATAATTACCTTATTAATAAAAAATATAAGATAGGTAAATATCAATTTAAAGAGCACTATCCTATTGGTATACCATCAGATCTAAAAATATATTTACAAAAAAATGCGATTTGAAGCAGCTATAAACTATGAAAATAACTAAATTAACAGATTATAAAGCCGGATGGTTTGTAGGAAATTTTGAACCAACTGCTCATAAAACAAAAGATTTTGAAGTTGGTACAACTATTCATCCTAAAGGTTCAGAATGGCCTAAACACTATCATAAAAAGTCTAGAGAGATAAATTATCTTATTAGAGGTAAGATGTTGATTCAAGATCAAGAAATTGTAGGTGGAGATGTATTTGTTTTTGAACCTTATGAAGTAGCGGATCCTATATTTCTAGAAGATTGTGAAGTTTTAGTAATAAAGACACCATCTGTACCTGGAGATAAATTTGAATGCGAGTAAATAAATTTATGTTTGAGATAGCTATACCTAAGACCGAAATTGACTTATCAAAATATATTGTTGTTAGTTACTACCTCGAGTCTTCTTTAAATTTGTATGAAGCGGCTAGAAGCTTAGCGATTGGCCAATCTGTTGGAAATCCTTCAAAGCGTAGTGTTTGGGAAACAGACGAACTGTTTCAAAATCATTCTTGTTTAATTTTAGGTGATAGAGAAGAATTGGAATCAAAATTAGCTGGGTTTGTTGATATCGCATTTCCGGCAATTAATATAGATTTTAAAACAGATGGTATAGCTCACCTTCTTGTCAATATTATGGGTGGTCAGCTGGACATAGATATCGTATCAAAGTGTCAGGTCAAACATATCGAATTTCCACAAAGCGTTGAAGATCAATTTCAAGGACCAAAATTTGGCATTAAAGGTATTAGAGAGTATACAAAGGCCTGGGATAAACCTATTTTAGGTAGTATTATTAAACCTAAAACTGGTGTAACACCTGAAGTTCTTTTAGAAATGGTGAAAGAGCTTGTCGAAGGTGGTGTAAACTTTATTAAGGAAGATGAAATACTTTCCGATCCTTCTTTTTGTAGGATAGAAGATAGAGTGCCTCTTATTATGGATTATCTTAAAGATAAAGATGTTATTTATAGCGTTTCTATTCATTCAGATCCTCATGTTATTCTAGATAGAGTAAAGCAGGTACACGAACTAGGAGGTAATAGTGTTCATGTTAATTTCTGGTGCGGTATGGGAGTTTATAAAGCCATAAGAGAGCTTGACTTGCCTATTTTCCTACATTTTCAAAAAAGCGGTGATAAGATATTGACAAATGAAAATCACGACTTTCATATTGACTGGCGCGTTATCTGTAAACTAGCTGGTATGATGGGGGTTGACTTTATTCACGCTGGTATGATAGGTGGTTATTATAAGTGGGATGAATTAGAGGTTATAGATTCTATGAAAGAGCTTTGGAAATATGATGTAATGCCTGCTTTGAGTTGTGGGTTTAGCTCTGAACTTACTCAAATGGTTACTGATAAAATTGGTAATGATTATATGGCCAATGTTGGTGGTGCTATACACGGTCATCCTAAAGGTACAAAAGCGGGAGCTTTGGAGATGAGAGAATCTATTGATAATTTAAATTAATGAAATTTATATCTCATCGAGGTAACCTTAAAGGACCTTCAACGTATGAGAATACCCGTAAACAAATAACTAAAGTACTTAAAGGTGGTGTTGACTGTGAAATAGATGTAAGATTTTTAGATAATAAATTTTTACTAGGACATGATCACCCTATAGAAGAAGTATCATTAGAGTTTTTAAAAACAAAAAATTTATGGGTACATTGTAAGAATTTAGACTGTTTGAAGATATTATCTACTACAAATATAAATTGCTTCGCACATGAAAATGATAGCTACGTTTTAACGTCTCATAATTATATATGGACCTTTTATGGAGAAGAAGTAACTGAGCGTAGCGTAATAGTTGATTTAAATAAAAACTGGTCTACAATGGATTATAATTGTTACGGTGTATGTTCTGATTATATGTAAATTATGAAAGCGGCAATATGTGTAAGTGGACAACCTCGTTTTTTTAAAAAAGGGTTAAAACAAATAAAGCAGTTTATTATAGATCATAATCCTGATATAGATTTTGATTTCTTTTTACATGCATGGCATGCTAAAGATAATTATGATGCTTCTAATTGGGCTTCGTCGCAAATAGAACCCCCTCCGGAAAATTATATTGACGATTTAAAGAAATTATATAACCCTAAGTCGTTGATGGTAGAAGATCAAATTGAATTTACTCTACCTAGAGCTTACGATAGAGCACATACAAAGGAACATATACCATACTCTATGTTTTATTCAGTAATGCAATCATCTAATCTTAAATCTGCGTATGAAAAAAACTATAACTTTAAATATGATTGGGTATTTAGAATACGGTATGATTTTAATTTAGAAACCTACATTAATCTTAAGAGTTTAGATAGTGATAAAGTTTATTTACCAGACAATATACAGGTAGCTACACCAAAAATAGTATCTGCAAATGATATGTTTGCTTTTTCAAACTCTGATAATATGGATATATATGGCGATACATATAATCAGATAGATAAGCTGTATTTAAATCATCCAAATATGGATTACATTCAAGAAGATATTATAGGACATCAACTATATTATAATAAAGTTAAAATAGCTCCCTGCGCTTTTAATTGCGGTTTACATAGACTTAATAACACGCACTGGATTCGACCCCTATTACCTCATAATAATTTTAACCCAGAAACAGATATAAATGGAATTTTACAGTCAATTTGAGCAAGATAAGTGGTTATATAATAATATATTTAAAAATAAAAAAGACGGGTACTTTGTAGATATTGGAGCTCATGATGGTATACATTGTAGTAACACGTACCTTTTCGAAAAGTTAGGATGGAGTGGTGTATGCTTTGAACCATCTCCTTCAAGATTTTTACAGCTTAATAATAATAGAAGTTGTAAAAATATAAATGCTGTTATTTCGCAATTTGAAGAGGAAATGGTAGACTTTTGTGAGATAGATGGTTATTGTGAAATGTTAAGTGGTATAGTTAATAACTACGACGAGGAACATAAACGTCGTATAATTATGGAGGAACGTGTCGGTGGCGGATCAACAAGAAAAAATATAAAGGTAAAAAATTATAAATTTAATAATATAATTAAAGCTACACATATAGATATATTAGATATAGATACTGAGGGTGGAGAAATACATATTTTGAAGACTATCGATTTTAACAAATATAATATTAATATTATCTTAGTTGAATGTAACTATAATAGTACAGAGCTTAAAGATTTTTTAGATAGTAAGGGGTACAGAGAGGTTGTGAGTTTAGGGTGTGATAAAATATTTCAACAAATAAAAAAGTAATACGTTGATAAGTTATATGTACAGACTATAATTAGATATGATTATTGATCAGCAAGTATATGACGGTGATTTTATTCATAAGCGTTTCGCATATGAACAATTTCGTAAAGAAGTATCGCCTTTCGGTAATATTGTAGCGTTTCGCGCTCCAATGTATGTTAAAGAAAATCTTATTGACCTAGAAGATACATTAACTAACGATTATATTCATTCTGCAGACTCGATTAATTTCTGTTGGGAGATTCCTAATCTATGTCCTTTTGGTGCTGTGTCGTTTCAACGCTTATTTAATACATCTATTGCGCAAATACTGGCAGGTATTATTGAAAAGGATATTGTGGTTGATGGTGATGATCTTATGGTTAATGATAAGTTTATTGGATCAGATAAGACAGTGCATGATCAAGGTAAGGTAAGTGTATCGATTACATATAGTAAAGATAACGTTGCATTAGGTCATACGGGTATTAATATTAATGCTGGTGATAAGGCACCAGGATTTGCTTACTCATCAGATTTGACAGACCACGAGGCTCAAACGTTTATGACTAGAGTTATTGATCTATTTAACCGTGAAGTTAAGGATCAGTGGATTGCTACAACGAAGATTATTACTTAATGAACTTCTTTCAATTACAAAATAAATTATTCTACTCTAATAAGAATAATGCCGGGGAGCTAGATCTTGAAGGCGAGCAATCCTTTGTACCATTTCTCTTTAATAGATGGCTTTCATTTTATAGTAAAGATACACCGCAATTTGTAAATGAGACATTAAACAGATTTGGCGTTATATTTGATGACAAGCAGCGTCAGTATAGACTATATTATAACTTGATACCACGTCTAAAATTTAAGCGTATCAAATATATTAAGAAGGTTAAGAAGGAGCAAGAAGATGAGAGTAATTTATATTTAATTGCAAAAAATAAAAATATATCTGTTCGTGAACTTAAACAGTATCTTGATTAAATTAAAAACAGACCTATATATTTTATATGCCAGCTAATATCGATATACTTAAACCGCAGGAACATTTAATTGATCTATCAACTCATAGTGAGGGTGATATTGGATTACCTGATGATTTTGAACTATCATTTATATTTGATGATATTCTCTTAGTAGAATATATCGATGAAAGTGAAGAAGGAGAGATACAGCGTAATGGTATTTACGTACCTACAAATGCTATAACTAAAGCCTGGCGTAAGGCGAAAGTTATACTAGCTGGTCCAAAGGCTAAGTATACTAAAGAAAATGATATTGTTATCTTTCCAAACAATTTAGGTGTAACCGTATCTAATTTAGATATTTCTGGTAAAGGTAAAATTAAAAAGGGTGTATTTTTAAACGAAGATAGAATCTTCGGTATATGTAAACTAAAGAATGATAGTACAAAGAGCGGCTCTTGATAATATCTTACTCAACAATGTTTGTGAGTTGAGATTTGTTAGGAGAGTTCCTGTTACTGGTTCATCTCCAACAAGACGTATGCTCTGTACTAAATCTTACAGCTTGCTTAATTCAAGTAACGGTAGAATTACTCTTAACTACAGACCACCTAGAGGGCCTGTAAAAATTAATGAAGCTGCTGATAATCTTATAGTTGTTTGGGATATATTAATGCAAGATTATAGAAATGTTAATATGAATCAATGTGATTTAGTACAGCAATTTCCGGCTACTGATGAATTTTGGACATACTTTAACGATAATATATACCCTATGTCTGGTGAACAAAAACTATCTTATATGAACTCATGAATGCTTGTCTAGAAAACGTAATCGAACATATTAAACCTCATCTTTTATCTGATATAGTAATTAAGACTGACAAAAAGGTCCTCAAGAAAGGTAAGCTAATGATCTTTCAAGTTAAGCAGCACTACTTAAGATTAATGATTGAGATTGCCGGTAATCTAAAGATGTATGAGCTTCCTTACCCGTTTGATGTAAAGACAGATGATGGTATAACTACATTTAATTATAAGCTTAAGACGTTTCTTAAGGATGAAGATTTACAGCTACAAGCTAAGTTAATGGATACCTCTAGTAAATCTAAAATCTATGATAATTTAGTTTATATATTGCCTTTGAGCAGAGCTGGACTATAATAAGGTTGTGATATCTAACTTACTTAATAATTTTCCAGAAGGTTATACTCCAAATTCACAGCAAGTAAAGTTATTAAAGAATATAGATCAAGCTTTTGAAGATGGTTACAAGTTTGTTGTATGTAACGCGCCTACAGGTTCAGGTAAATCGTTTGTATCTAAGACTATTGGTAATGTTTCACGTGAGAGTTCTAAGGAATTTTACGATGTTGTTACGTCGTATCTAGCTTTTAAACACTCTCAAGGTGGTAGTTACGCTCATGAAGATGAATGTAATGAAGAAGTTCCATTTGGTTGTACTGCTTTAACTATAACGAAGACACTACAAGATCAATATAAGGATTTGTTTAGTGATATTGAAGTTCTTAAAGGTAAATCTAACTATCAATGTGATTTAGATAATAGATTTTCTGTCGACTTAGCTCCATGCTTACACCTACCTCGACTCAAAGACGAATGCTGGGCTAAAAACAGCTGCCCTTATTATGAGCAGCGTAATAAAGCATTAGTATCAAAGTTTAATACGCTTAATTATAGTATGTTCTTTTCGTTACCCGAACATCTTAAGAAGCGGCAATTTATTATTTGTGATGAAGCATCAGAATTAGAGGATCAGCTAGTAAAAGAATTTACTTGTAAAATAGATTACGGTTTCTTACGGAAATCAGATATTGATTACGTTCCTTACGTATCAACTAGATCAGGTGAAAAGTGGCTAAATACTTTAGCTGTTGATGTAGAGGAGAAGATTGATGAGTTAAAGGAAATACTATCTAATAAAAAGGATACAAGCAATAAGCGTATACTTATTGACCTTAAGAGTGAGATAATTAAACTAAGAAACCTTCACGGAAAGCTCACGTTGATTATCGATTCGTGGAGTGAGGCAGAATATGTGTTTGAAAAAGATAAAGAGGGAGTCACATTCATGCCTCTTAAAGTTGATAGACTTTCTTATAGGTTATTTGATTATGCAGATAAAGTTATCTTGATGTCAGCTACAATAATTGATCCTACTAACTTCTGTAAAACGTTAGGTGTAAAACGGTTTAAGTATGTTGAGGCAGAATCTAATTTTAGTGCTAAAAAGGCGCCAATTGTATGTAACTCTAAATATAAACTAAACTATTACAACATGCAGAAGAACTTACCGCATGTAATAAAAATAGTAAAACAGATATGCGAACATCATAAAGATGATAAGGGCATTATTCATACTCATAATAATGCAATTACAAGTGCTTTGTCTAAGCAATTGTATGGTGATCGATTTTTATATCGTGAACCAGGTGTACGTAACGAGGACATACTCGAGCAGCATTATGCGGCAAAAGATAGTACCGTGTTAATATCACCGTCAATGTCATATGGTGTTGATCTAAGAGATGATCTCGCACGGTTTCAGATTATAATGAAAGCGCCTTTTCTACCTACTAAGGATACGAGAATAGAAAGATTAATGAAGGATGATTTTGATTGGTATCAAAATAAGATGCTTTGCTCACTTATACAGTCTTGCGGTCGTGGGGTTAGATCATCTAAAGACTATTGTATTACCTATATTCTAGATGCTACCATTGTAGAGAGTATAATTAAGAGTAAACATAAGCTACCAGCTTACTTTTTAGATAGGTTTAATTAGTAAAGAGGGTTCTGATCATAAATATATATAAGGTTTGAAAAAGTATACTTACAATTTCGAGATTAAAGATTTGTTAACTCAATTTGTTGCTGCATTTGACGATACGGTAATTAAACGTTTTGATAGAAGCGGAAATACGAAACAAGAGATAGAGGTTAGATATGTCTTTGCACCTAAGCAAAGAGTAATGTATGATATTGTTAACAAAGCTCAAAATATTACTCTACCAGTTGTGACAGTAGATTTGACGTCAGTAGCTTATGATGATAAGAGAGTCTTTAATAAAATAAATGATATACATAATTATATTAACGATGTAGATAATACAAGAGTGCATATGCCTGTACCGGTTAATTTATCTATAAAAATGTCGATTCTTTGTAGGTATATGCAAGATCTAGAACAGATTATAACTAACTTTATACCTTATGCTAACCCATATATTGTAATAGCGTGGCAAGAGCCAACTGATACTGGTAATATAAATGAGATAAGAACGGAAGTAGAGTGGGACCAAACTATATCTATGACTCCGCCAACGGAGTTAAGTTATACCGAAAAATTTAGAGCTGTAGCAGATACAACTTTTACAATAAAGGGTTGGTTGTTTAGAGATAGGAACGAGATGACGAAGCCTATCTTCTTTATTGAAAATAATTTCATAAATTCATCTCCTACTTTTAATTTTAACCAGCCTATATCTAGTTTAGACTATAGCAGCTTCTTTAATGATTTATCTAGTGTTGTTGATGTAGAAACATTAAGATTATCCGCTATACCAAATATTACAAATATATACTATAATACAACAGGTTCTCAGTTAGAGACTAATCAACCTCGAACAATAAATAGATCAGTCTCTGGTTTAAATCTCTACAACTATAATATATTAGGTGAGAATTTTAATAAGACAGAATTTGTAATGTTAAGTTCTAATAATGAAACTTTAACAAATAATTTTACAGCAATTGATACAACGTATACAGGAGCTGCATCTGGGTTTTTATTACCTAGTAGCAATTTTACGATCCTATCAGATAATGTAATGAATATAACTATACCAGCGCTCTCAGGGGATGGTAAGTTTGATATAATAATTAAAAATCCAGCAGGTTGGGGTTCTACACAATCTATTGCTGGGTTCTACTTCACTTCAGAATAAATAAAAGCGATGGCCGACACTTCACCAAATCAAAATAAATCGTACGTAAGTAATGACGGACGTAGTTCTACTTTCGGTAGAAACCTTGTACAGTATATTCAAAATCGTTTGCCATATACTAGCTCTTTAGATGAAGGTGAAAGCTTAAATCCTAAGTACAAATACTTTCATAAGGCAGGAACCCGTCGTGCAGAAGCATTAGCTAAAACATCCATATCTGCATCTAATCCATATAACAATATGGCTATTGGTGATTTCGGAAAGGATACTTCCTTTTCTGATGTTATGTATGCTAGCCTTGATGAAAATAAGGGTGGTAGATTACGTGATTACAGAATAATGGCAGCTTACTCTGAGTGTTCTGATGCTTTAGATGAAATTTGCGATGAAACGATTAACATAGATGAATCCGGACATACTGCTAAATTGTTATTTGATAATATAGATTTAAGTGTTGATGAAAAGAGTGATATAGAAGACGAATTTAGCAAGTTTATCGACTTCTTTGATCTTAAAACAAAAGGCTGGCAGTACTTTAGACAGTTACTCGTTGAAGGTGAAGTGTTCTTTGAGTTAATATTGCATGAAGATTACACTAAAGAAGGCGCGTTAGGAGTAGTTAACATACCATCTGAAATTATAGATCCTGTATATAACAATATACAGAATATGATAACAAAAGGCTACATTTACAAGAAGCCTATTTTTAGTCAAACTCAACCAGATAAAGTAGAAAAGTATGAATTCATACCTATGGACGCTAATCAGGTCGTGTATGTCAACTCCGGTGTTTATAATGAAACAAAAAACTTTGCTGTACCGTTTTTAGAGAACGCTCGTAGACCTTATAGGCAGTTATCTCTTATCGAGGATGCAATCGTTATCTATCGACTTGTTAGAGCACCTGAACGTTTAGTATTTAATGTTGATGTTGGTAATATGGC